TCCGGGAAGCACGTTCTGGAATACTTGGAGCAGGACCAAGATTAAGCTTCCATTGTGTGAATTTTTCTTGATGAATCACTATGATATCAGCAAAAGAGTTGTGTCTCTCTTCTTGTTGTCTCAAGGTATGATGGTACAATAAAACCGACCATAATGTCGAATCCTGAGCTTGTCAATCTAATTCCTTCTTACTCAGTGGCCTCTAGCTCGGCGTCCCACTGGAGCAATGCAGTTTCAGCTGAGTCTGGGATATTAGCACGACTCTTGGACGGGACTCCGACCACCGTTAGTATAGTAGGATTCAATGAGTTACCCGATGAAGTAAGTGTGCTTGATCTTGATGCTATCGGCAGACGTTTACACTTCTGGTATGAGGACGATTCTTTCTTCTATCGGGGAGGAGTTTCTATTCGAAAGGATACGTTGTCTGCAGAGAGCCTATGTCGGAGGAATATGACTGAAGAGAATAAGGTTTCAGTCGAACACTGGGCTGCTTGCAGAGCGCTTGAGAGAGAAAATCATTACTTAAGAAGAATGATTACAAAACTTATTTATTCAGCTCAAGGAGCCGGACGGGTCTTTCGTGAGCTCGTTAGGCGTGTTCGAGGATTGCCTCCCCTTGAATTCCTCCCTGAGGTATACACTTTCCGTCCCGGAGCACATGCGGGTACTCTTAAAATACAGACTGATGAGCTCTTACGGGCTGTACGAGATGATCGGGTCACTGCAGATAGGATCGGAAGAACGGGAATACCCATGAACTAAATTGGATCGGATATACCTTATGTTAAGGAGGAAAACTGAGTCAGCCGGAGCTAGTGGATACAAAGAAACAGAAGGATATTTGGACACAGAATCGTGTTGATCCTAGAACATCGAAAAAAACCGATCCTTACAGATCATATATCTCGCAAATTCTCTCTACCACGATCCATTCCAATGAGCTTCTCATTCTCAGATATCTCAGCCCAGCTCAACAAACCTAGCTCTCGTTTTTTTTGTGTCGGAACACCTTGACTCCCCCATCATTTATGACGGGATCCAAGAGATGATAGATAAGCTCTCTCTACGGCCTCTCGTTGACACTAGGAGTCGAATCCTCGCTGGGGCACTTGTTGAGATGAATCATGCTGTACGGAAAGAACTCCCTCTCGTTAAAATGGCTCCTCAAGACTGTTTGATATATCTTAATTCTCTGCAAGGGACAGATCCTCATCTGAGAAGCTCTGTGGATACAGCGAATGCTTACATCTCTATCGTTAATTCGGCATTATCAGATTCAATTGGAACATTCCCAAGCATGGATTATAT